AAGCAGAAGACGGCATACGAGATTCCTCTACGTCTCGTGGGCTCGGAGATGTGTATAAGAGACAGTAATCATGCTCCTATTCCATCGTATGAATTGGTGAAATCATAGTCCCACGCTCCCCTAAATTCTCGGTCTGCTGGGAGTTCTGAACTGTCAATAATTTTGAACTTGACGCCTGTCGGTACATCTTTAGCGCAAATCTGTTCCAGAGTCAGCCCACAGTTTGGCGCAGGTACTAAAACAGAGATCGTTTCTTCATTGGGAAAAATTGCTAGTTTCATTTAAATCCTTTAACAAAAAACTGATACGCAGACAACAATTGGATCTTGCTGACTTGCAGTTGTATGAAAATGAGTTGTTATGTCAAATCCAGATGTAGACAAACTACTTGAAGTATCCATTTCTAACCCAACAATAATCGTGTTTGAATTAACAGCATATGAAAGATTACGTTGGGCTATAGCTGCAACTGAATAGTTCTCATGAGGCATATGATTTTCAAAATTAATTGTAAATCTACCTGTTGTAGTATTTGTCACTGAGGTGACATTACCGGAATCTCTTATGCCTCCATTTGCTTCAGTAAACGTAGAATTGGTATCTGTCCCATCAAAATTCACCCAAGCCCTACACGCATAAACAGGTACGACTTCATTACTTGCATTGAGTACATCTTCCCCAGCGATACTCGCTATATTTCTCGCATTACTCATAGCTAGGCCACGTTACGTTAGTAAGTTGTCCGTTTTCGTCTAGTTGTGGGTCTGCAGTTTGGGGTAGATCCCGTAGGGCTTGTCGGTAGTCGATTTGGGCTTGTGTCATTGTTCTATCGCTTACTGCCATCCAATCGGATTGTGCTAGTTTTTCATCCCTTAATTCCCGTAATTTTGCCATAACATACAATGGTTTTTGTGCCTCAATAGCAGCATCTATTTCTTCAATGCTGGGCTGACTAATATCATCATGATTCCATGATTCAAATTCCTTCAAATCATAATTAAAAGCGTAATGAGTAGCCTCTGGACGTAACTCAGAAATTGCTTTTGTATAATCTGGAAAATGTAAATTCATTTCATTACCTCTTGAATATAAACGTGAGAACTGTAAAACACTCCACTCGGTTGGTCAGCACTACTTCTCCCATTTCTTTGGAAAGTCCCACCATTAGTGTTATCACCACGAACAGGAGAAACGTAAATGCGGTGATTGCCAGCACCCAAATTGTCAAAAATTACAGTGCCAACAAAAGTGTTACTTGCATTCCCATGCGCTCTAGCCCAATCAAAAGCAAATGCGTAATAATTAGAGGTGTCTTTCCAAACTAGTGTCCCGTGAGCACCTGCACCACTAGAAACGTACCCCATGTATTGACAATGGACTAAAAGCATACTTGTGCTGGCATTATAAATTTTATCAATATCTTGATACACTCCGGCATCAAAATAACGGATATAATCTGGTGAACTAAAAAAAAGTGTCGTTCCAGTTACACCAGTTGAACCAGATACTCGTCTGGGAGCAGTAGTTTGTACAATGTGTCCAGCAGGAAACACAACACCACTACCAATCGTGCCATCATCAAAACTGACTAAACTGCTGGATCGTTTACTGCCGATATACCCTGACATCAGTTCTCCAATAGGGAAGCAGTTACTTGAATCGTGTTTGCTACAGAGGTCTTCATATAAATCTTATCTGTACTGTTTAACACTACTTTTCCAGGCAAAGCATCCAAACTACTACCTACCGGAACAGGAGCATTCTTGATGATGTATATATCATCGGTTCCTGCTGAACCTGCAGAGGTTCTTTTGTAAATCTGAACATTGGATGTAGAACTGCCAATATTTGCTGCCACCAATCCAATCAGAACTGCCCCATTTGCAGGAGCGCCACCACCAGAATTGTTTGCGGTAGCATCATATACAGTCGTTTCTGTGTCTGCAGCTACAGTCAGTCCAGAGGCTTGTGAAACAAAGGCCATAATTTATCTCAAAGTGCGATTGCGTATGCGATTGCTTGCGCTTCGGTAATTCCTCCTCCACCACCACCTGACGGAGTTTGATATTCTAGTGCGTTTCCTGCCGTGTTGACGGTTAGTACCTGTCCTGCTGATCCCAAAGCAGTCAGTCCCGTTCCACCAAGTTGATACGGGATTGTTCCTGCAGTAATTTCCTGCCCACTGAGACTGAGATAGTTGTTGCTAACGGTGGCAAGACTTACATTCGTGCTATTATCAGTTCCAACCGGATCGAAATCTGTTCCACTGACAGGAATTGACGGACGATTGCTGATATCTGTTGTCCAATCAACCTGCCCAACCGTGATTACCTGTCCAGAAATCGTCAGGTAATCATAGGTCGTATTGTTGAGCGTGACATCTGTGCTATTATCGGTTCCGACCGGATCGAAATCTGTTCCCGAAACAGGAATGGTTGGTTTATTAGAAATATCGGTTGTCCAATCAATTTGACCAAGAGTTATTGCTTGGCCTGTGATTGATAGGTAATCGTAGTTTGTAGTGTTTAACGAAACATTCGTGCTATTGTCTGTGCCAACTGGATCAAAGTCTGTCCCAGAAACAGGAATCGTTGGTTTGTTTGAAATGTCCGTTGACCAATCAATTGCACCTAACGTAATCGTTTGACCAGCTAAAGATAGATAATCGTAGGAGGTTGTTACTAAACTAACATTAGTGCTATTGTCTGTGCCAACTGGATCGAAATCTGTTCCACTGACAGGAATACTTGGTTTGTTTATAATGTCTGTTGACCAATCAATTGCCCCTAGTGTTATTGCTTGTCCGGTAAGGGATAAGTAATCATAGTTTGTGGTTACTAAACTTACGTTCGTACTGTTGTCTGTACCAACTGGGTCGAAGTCAGTTCCGCTAACAGGAATTGTTGGTTTGTTTGAAATGTCGGTTGACCAATCAACTTGTCCTAGTGTGATCGTTTGACCAGCTAAAGATAGATAATCATAACTTGCGGTGTTGAGTGTGACGTTTGTACTGTTGTCTGTTCCTACTGGATCAAAGTCCGTTCCCGAAACAGGAATACTTGGTTTATTCGCAACATCTGACCAATCAATTGCTAAATGACTTTTTAGCGTAGCAGCATCTACGCTTGTGCTAATTGTGCCACTAGTTGTGATCGGCCCACCAGAGAATGTGATTCCATTCGCACCTGTCAGTCCGACACTGGTGACTGTCCCTGTCCCTGATACCGCAATCCATTCGATGTCTGATGACGTCGAATTAACTGCGAGGACTTTTCCTGCGTTGTTCGTGTAGCTAGGTAGAATCGAAGAAGCCGTGGCAGATGGAAGGGTGATATTGGAAGTGGTTGTACTGTCAGATAGGCTGAAATTGATCGTGCTTGCGTTAACTTGGTTGACTCCAGTAACCGAAACTCCATCATCTCCGTCTGTTCCGTCTGCACCAGCAGGGATATTGAAAATCAATTCCCGATTCTGAGAATTGCTGGTTCCAGTTTCCGTCACACTAGCAGATGCTCCTGCCGCTAACGTGTTTGTAGAGTCTACGGTTACAGTTGCAGCATCTCCTGCAGGGCCACGAATTCCTGAGATCTGGGTCGGAGAAGAACCGTCATCGTAGTTGATTGTCATCACATCTCCTGATTTGGAGATGCTTGAGATACTACGACCTGCTGGGCCAGTTTCTCCTTGCGGTAAATCAACCGTCAAATCAGATAAAGTATCGGTAAACTGAAAGGTCAGGGTATGAGTATCAGTATCGTGCGAAACGAACTGAATTCCTGTCCCAGTAGGGCCAGTTGGGCCAGCAGGAATTGTAAAGGAGGGTGTGTTTCCTACCGTATAACCCTGATTGTTCAGGGTATAGCCGAAGGTCATTGTGACGGTGGAGAGATCGACTGACTGTTCTAGGGACACACTGTCGATGGCTGGGCCTTGTGGCCCTTGTGGGCCACGGATATTCTGATTGGTTGGTAGATCTGCATAGAGTGCAGAGAAATTAGCATAGGTCTGGTTGTTGGAATCCAACACCCCGGAAGGCATGGGAATATCGTCAAGATCAAGAAGCGTTGCGTCTGTTTCTAGATCAGACCCTTTAACCTTACGGGTCTGGAAGACTACCGTTTCATTGTTTGTCCCTACAACCGAAACCGTCATACCCACCTCCTGCTAACCTTCATTCTCACCCGATTTGCTCCTCCTACTCTGCGAATCCGGTTTTCACTCTCTTCTCTTCTTGCTTCGGCAACGAACTGAAGGAATCGTTCTCTGAAGACATTACTCTTTTGAACGTTGCGGAGTTCGTTTTCCTTGAGATAGGCCCGTTCCACTGCACCAAAGACCAATGCTTCGTGAAAACGTGACCCGATGATCGGGGTGTCTGTTCCTCCAGCCACGTTGGCGTAGTTTTGTAAAGCGTTGCGTGGAGGATTCCGAGTTCCCTGCAATTCTATAGACGGTAAAACTACGGTAGTACCCTGAAAGAAACCGCTAGCATCAAAAAGCAGATCGGTTCCGCTAATTGCATCCACATCAGTAGTCGGAGTTTGTAGGAGGTAGTTGGAAAAAACATTAGACGATACAAACGTGACTGACGCATTGGAAACAGTCCCTGTATTGGTCGTAGTTTTCGACAACGTGATTGTAGTGCCACTGATCGCTGAGATGGCAGTCTTCTCAGGAATATTGGTATTCCCACCAACATACATCCCGACAGCTAGATCTGATGCGTCAGAAACAGTAATCGTTGTTGTTGTAGCGTTAAAAGAAGCGGTAACTGTACTGACGATGTTGCCAGCAGGAATCGGATAAAGTCGGAAGGTGGAAGCGGACTGATGATCCAAGACAACAGCCCGGATTGGGCCTGTCTGGGAACGCCAATCTGCATCTACAGGCTCATGTAGGAAGGAAGAAGCCTCATCCAGCACGGTGGGACTGATGATCGGGATTTCTACTGCACGGTTGCGTACCCGAGCACGTTGAATATCCATCAAGGCAGGATATTCCACACTGTTTGAGGTCAGGGTTGGCACATCATAGGTGGCAACCAACCCCTGTAGATCAACGTTTGTAGTGTATAAAGGGAATCCAGTTAGGCGGATGAACTCGTGTTGAGCATCAAAGATGTAATCGTTGATCTCTGCAACTGTCCATCTACGATTTGTGGTATCCTGTAGTAATCGTTCAACTCGATCCTGAAGGTTCCCCAGCGTTAATGTCATCTTCTACCGTGTAGTTGTGCTTCCGTTTTGGAGGTGCTTTCACCATTTTTGCTTCTGATTTGGCAGCATTTCCGGTGTCGGGGTCGATCAACACAGGAGAATTCTTAGGGGGTACAATCAATGAGATTGGAAATCTAGGTCTGCGGTATCCTTCGGGAGGTCGAGAGTATTGAGTCTGGGTGTATTCAGTTTCGTAGCATTCGTTCATCAAGCGATTGATGTGAATGGCAGAAACAACTCGTGCGGAACCTCGTGGAATGACTACCCGAAATCCGTTAATTGAGGATGCTACTTCAGCCGTGTCATGGACATCTCGTCCCATTTCAATGCGGATTACCCCGTATCCATCAGGAATACTGGCCGGATCACCGTCCCATTCTTTGGCTAAATTTGCATGGGCAGAGACCTGTGAAAACCGTCCTGTTCCGGGGTTGTAATAAGCTTGGGAGAGAGATGGTTCGTAGTACTGGGCTTGAGCCATTTTTAGCCTACATTATAGTTTAAAGCGTATAAACTCGCAAGGTGACCGAACACGACCACCTCACGAATTTAATGAGAAATTACACCAACTGGGTTGGGTAAGGATTGGAGTCGAAGCGGTAGTTCACCCAGACATATACTACTCCTGCAGTATCTGCTGCGGTTCCCGTTACGCTTACTCTTACAATCTGGTCAGCAGGTACGGGGGTCATCTGATCCCCGTTGTCTACTCCAACTACTCCAAGACTGCCACCTGAACCAGCATCAATTGCGGTAGCCGTATAATCATTTGCTAGGGTAGTGTTCCCTAGATTGATATCGGCATTCACTACCCCGAAAAGGGTTTTCTTGACAACAACAATGTCCTCAATGATTGCCCCAATCGGAAGCTTGATGTCATAGACATCCGTTCCGTTTTTAACAGATGTGATCTTAATGTGCTCAGAAGTCTGAGGCACATAGCTCATCTGCATCTTATCACTCTTCATAACATCTCCTTTAGATGAGAGTGTCTCGGGATCTTAGTAATCCCGAGACTTATTGGTTTCAGCTATTTGCTGCGTAGAGGGTTCCTGTGGTCACTGTGGAAGCCAGTGTTGATACACCTGTTTCAATTGTAATGATCCAATCCTCGTTAAGGATTAACTGACCATGCATGAATGTGTATCCTACTGTACCACGTTGACCCAATGGATCGGTTCCGCTAGGTGTCGGACGGACAACTTTAGGAACGATGCTGTCCATTCCCCCGATAGTTGCAGTGCCTACCGCATCTTTTGCGAAGATCACGATAGGGTAAACTTCAGCAAATGAACTGGTAGCATCCTCTACGAGAGATGTCCCTGCTGCGCCAGCACCGAGGGAGTTGTCTCCGTCCCGGTCAAAGGCTACTGCTTGAGTGGTTACGAGGAAGCGAACTCCCTTGTAAGAACCGATCTCATAGTCCATTGCTTGGGAACTATTGGCGTACTGCTCGACAGGTACGAAACCAGCTAGAGCCTCTAGGTTATAGCGCAAGATCGGGTGGCAGATCGCAACATAGCTAGGTCGCAGAGGTTGCGTGGAAACGTCAGGAGTTGCTGCTAGCATCTCTGTCAGTTTCTCTGCGTCTAGACCCTGTCTCTTATACACATCTCCGAGCCCACGAGACGTAG